ACCGTTAGGCCAAACGCGTAGCCGGGACGGGAAGCAAGAATTTAGGCATTGGGTTGAACCCAAACCAATGACTAAGGATCATTGGTTACAACATTTAAAAGGAGAAGCTTACTATGGATCCGTTCCCATTCGAGATGATAATACATGCAGTTGGGGGGTCATCGATGTTGATCGTTATAATATACAGCATAAGGACGTTATATCGGTTATACGGAAAAGGAAATACCCACTCGTCCCATTCAGATCAAAATCCAACGGACTCCATTTAATATTATTCATTGACGGTGTTGTCGAAGCTTCCGACATGCGTAAAAAATTAATTGAGCTTGCTTCTGATTTAGGTGTTAATGATACTACAACAGATATTTATCCTGCCCAAGACAAAGTAGATCTTACCCCGGAAAAGTGGGACGACAAACATAAAGGAAGTTATGTAAACCTTCCTTACCAAAAAGCGCACATGACAACTAGAGTTGCAATGGATGATGATGGTAACTCGATTAAATTAGAAGATTTATTTGAATTTGTAAAACAACATAAACTTACCCCAGAAAATTTTAAAAAATTAAAAGTATTTCAAGACGATGAAACAAAAGATTACCCACCTTGTGTAGTTAACTTTATGAAAAACAAAGTGCAAAAAGGTGAGGGCCGTAACGATGCTATGTTTAATGTAGCTGTATTAGGTAAAAAAATTAATCCAGATCCCGTCATGTACCAAGATTGGACACGTAAGATGATGGGTAAAGTATGTTCTGAGGAATTACATCCAAAAGAATTAGAAAATATTTTTAGAGGAGTTGAAAATAAAGAGTATGCTTATAAATGTAAAACATCCATAGCTAGAATGCATTGTTCTTCAAGCACATGTTTGAGACGTAAGCATGGTATTGGGGCTAATGAAGCTATACCTGAAGTTGGAAAACTTGTTAAAATAAATTCATATCCGGAACCTTATTGGATTCTTCCCATACAAGGAAAGTCAGTTAGATTATCTACAAAACAATTATACCAACAGCAACTATTAGGAGAGCAATTATTAAATTATGATATTGTTTGGAGACCTCTTAAAGCATCAAAAAGAGATCCAGATCCTTATAGAGATTGGCTTGAAGAATTAGTCTCTAACAAACAAGACATGGAAGGATTTGATGCTCATGAAGAACAGAATGATGTATTTAATTCAAGGTTATCGCAATTCTTAGAAGATGTAGAGGATACCACTGAGTTTGATCAAATAGACTCAGGAAATATTTGGATAGATAAAGTAGAGATGAGATTTAAATTAGAAACGTTTAGAAAATTTATGAAAAAGATGGGGTACAATTGGTCCGAAAAAGATTGTACTAAATTCTTAGAAGCAGGGGGAGCAGTGCCTAAGAAAAAATTTCAAAACATTGACACACGTCATTGGATTGTGAAATTACCAAAACAAACAGAGCATAAAAACAAAGATGTTAAATTCGTTAAACAAAAAGCTGCGTGGGAAGACAATTAAAATTTTTGGGCCACCCGGAACTGGAAAAACTGAGAATCTTTTAAGAAGAGTTCAACGTTTTTTAAAACAAGGAATATCTCCAGAAGAGATATGCTACATATCTTTTACTAATAAAGCGGTAGATGAATGTGTTGGACGTATTCGTAAAAAATTTAAAGAGTACGATGAAGACAGCTTTCAATATTTTAGAACCTTACATAGTTTGGCTCGACAGCAGTTTGCTGAAATACCGGTGTTAGATCCTAAAGCAGATTTGTTAATGTTTCATACACAATACGGAACGGTAAAAGTAAATTTTAAAAATGAATATGATGATGTAAAAGTTTATAACAATTGGTCGCTTCAAATTTATGATAGAGCAAGAAACATGAAAGTAGATCCAGTTTGGTTATATAAACAACAACCGAGAAAAGCGGTACGTTTACAACAGTTCAAGTCAATTATTGCGGGATACGAGGAGTTTAAAACAATGGAAATGGATAACGGACAACGGACAGCGGACAGACTAGACTTCACCGATATGGTAAAGAAATTTATAGATGATGCGGGACAACTTCCTATAAAAGTTTTGATGGTAGATGAAGCTCAAGATTTAACCCCGTTGCAGTGGGACATGGTTGTTAAAATTGCAAAAAATGTTTGGAGAGTTTACATAGCAGGAGACGATGATCAAGCAATCTATGAGTGGAATGGGGCTGAGGTAGAATATTTTCAAAGCTTTCCTGGAAGAAATGTAATTTTAAAAAAATCAGTAAGACTTAACAAAGACGTACATTTTTTTTCTAAATGTTTATTGTTAGGTATGAAAAACAATAGAGTAGAAAAAGAGTTTTATTCAAATGATAAAGATGGGGCCATATATTATTGGAATACTTTAAAGAAAGTACCTTGGAATTTAACTGGTAGTTGGTTAATCTTAGCACGTATCAATGATGTTAAAAAAGAACTACAAGAAGAAGCTAGGAATTTATCTCTTTATTATCAAGATGTTAAAGGCAATAAATCTTTTGACATGAATCAGTTCAAAGCTATTCAATATTGGGAAAAAATATGTGAAGGGGGAAGCATTACCAGAGAAGAAGCTTGCATTATGTATGAGTATTTACTAAACATAGACCATGGATTTAGGTCTCAAGACAGTAAAAAATGGTCGTTTGCTCATCCTAATCAGGTATTTAACTTTGACGAATTACATTTAAGATGTGGTATGACAGATAATAAGGGCCCTTGGTTAAAAGTTTTTAAAAGAAAATTTAAAGAAAAAGATAAGCAATATTTTTTAAAAATGATTAAGGAAGGTGTAGATTTAAACCAACCTCCTAAAATTATTATAGACACAATACACCAGGTAAAAGGAGGAGAAGCAGATAATGTTGTATTATCTAGTAAATGTAATTTTCCTTCACACTTTGAGAAAAAAAATTTAGCAGAGAAAATAAAAGAACTTCGGGTTTGGTATACGGGTGCAACCAGATCAAAGGGAACACTTCACTTGTTAGGCACTCATCATCAATTTAATTTTCCTTTAGGAAAATATTACAAACTATACGAGGCTAATTATGTCAGATAAAAATATGTTCGATGAAGCTTTTCCTCAAGATAAACAAATTGGGGGATCTCACTACCAACACTATTTAATTCAACCCTATGAATTTATATCTAAAAACGAACTCACGTTTTTTCAAGGAAACGTTGTAAAATATGTTTTGAGATATCCATATAAAAATGGTATAGAAGATCTTGAAAAGATAAAACACTATTGCGATTTAGAAATTGAAAAAATTAAAAATGCCAAAAAAGAAAAGTAAAATAATATTGTGTGAGAAATGTAATGATTTTGCGGCTGTGATAATTCACAATTATAATTACTACTGTGCAGAGTGTGCACTTTTCATAATGAATATTCCGTACAAAAAAGCAACATTCATAGAGGATGCAAATTTAAGTAGGAAGGTACAATGACTCATCAATTAAATTTTATATACAATGATTCTGATTGGGTGTGTCCTTCAGAATATCCAGATTTATCTCAGGCAAAAGAAATTGCAATCGATCTAGAAACTAAAGACCCAAATATTAAAACTAAGGGATCAGGTTGGGCAACCTTTGATGGCCATATCGTAGGTTTTGCAGTTGCTGCGTTTGATCAACAATGGTACTTCCCAATAGGCCATGATGCAGGTGGTAATATGGATATTTCAATGACCACTGCTTTTATACAAGACATTCTCAAAACTCCTGCAACTAAAATTTTTCACAACGCTAGTTATGATGTGGGTTGGTTGTTGGTAAATGGATTCGAGATTAGAGGTAAAATAATTGATACTATGATTGCGGCCGCAGTAGTAAATGAAAACAGATTTAGTTTTAGTTTAAATGCTTGTGCTAAAGATTATTTAGGTGAGATAAAAAATGAAACTTTCTTAAATGAAAAAGCTAAAGAATGGGGTATAGATCCTAAAGCAGATATGTGGAGATTACCCGCAGGTTATGTAGGTTTTTATGCAGAACAAGATGCGGCCTTAACTTTAAAATTATGGCAAAGATTAAAACAAGAAATTGTTAAACAAGATTTACATGATGTTTGGGAAATGGAAATGGAATTACTTCCTATCTTAATTGATATGAGAAGAAGGGGAATTCGAGTTGACATAGATAAGGCTGAACAAATTAAAAAAGAATTTAAACAAAAAGAGGCAATTGTTTTAAAAAAAATTAAGGATGAAACTACAATAGGTGTAGACATTTGGGCCGCAAGATCAGTAGCGCAAGTGTTTGATCGAATAGGTGTTGATTACCCACGGACAGCGAAAACCGAAGAACCTAGCTTCACACAAAATTGGTTAATAAATTGTAATAACCCGATAGCGCAACTAATAAGAGAAGCAAGAGAAATAAATAAATTCCATTCAACATTCATAGACTCCGTTTTAAGATATACTCACAAAGGTAAAATCCATTCTGAAATAAATCAATTAAGATCTGACCAAGGTGGAACAGTATCAGGACGTTTATCATATTCCAATCCAAATCTCCAACAAATTCCAGCGCGTAATAAAGAGTTTGGAGACAAGATAAGAAGTTTATTCTTACCCGAAGAAGGTAAACAGTGGGGAAGCTTTGACTACTCACAACAGGAACCGAGACTTGTTGCTCACTACGCGGCATCAGTTTCAAAACAATTTGCAGGGGCCGATGAATTTATTCAAGCATATGAAGATGAGTCTGCAGACTTCCATCAAATAGTTGCGGACATGGCCGGAATTTCAAGAACGCAAGCTAAGACAATTAACTTAGGTTTGTTTTATGGAATGGGTAAAGCAAAATTAGCTAAGGAACTTGGTATAGATAAAGATAGCGCGGAGAGATTGTTGAATACTTATAATGATAGAGTTCCTTTTGTAAAAAAATTAGCAGTTGAAGTTACATCAAGCGCTTCTAAATATGGGTTTGTGAGAACAATAAAAGGTAGAAAGTGTAGATTTGATATGTGGGAACCATCCACTTTTGGTATGAATAAGGCTATGCATTATGAAGAAGCAAAAGCAATTTATGGAAATAACATTAGACGTGCTTTCACTTACAAAGCTTTAAATAGATTAATTCAAGGATCTGCTGCAGATCAAACAAAGCAAGCTATGATTGATTGTCACAAAGCGGGGTATCAACCTTTGTTACAAATACATGATGAATTATGTTTCTCAATCAATGAAGAAAAAGATGTTAAAATTGTAAAAGATAAAATGGAAAATGCAATTGATACATTAAAAGTTCCATCTAAAGTAGACATTGCCTTAGGTAAATCTTGGGGCGAAGCCAAAGAATAATTGTTTTAGTTAATGTAAAAATTTATCAATTTTTTTTTCAAATTTATAATTTGATTTTTTTAAATCTTGGCAGATGTCATCGAACAAATGCC